CTTTTCACTGCTGGTAATTGCATCAGCATGGAACTGCGCATGGCAGAAGCCGAGCAACGCCAGCCAGTATCGTTGTCGGTCAAATACAGAACTGAACAATACGGTGGTGCGGCACCGTCAGAAAGCGCAGACCCGTCATACGGTTTGTTCCCAGAACCGCAGGAACGTTTTGTGTATCACACGTCTTGGGGCGAAGGCACCACTGAAAGTATCGATATGTCCGATTATTGCACCAGTGAAAACCACGCCATCAAAGCAGCGCGATACATTATCGGTGCTCGCAAATTGTCCGATCACACAGTGAAGATTGCAACCACCTACGAAGCACTAACCAGTTCGCTGGCACCAGGCGATTTCATTAAGGTCGCTCTTGACTACACGTATTACAACCAGTTCGTCAATGGGGCCGTAACCGGAGATGGCAAGCTGGTGTCATCCACTGCCTTGGCGGATGGAACGCACACAGTTGTGTACTGGACTGGCGAACAAAACGCCGAAGTTCTTGAAGGCACACTGACTGTCAGCAATGGCGGCACAACCGCTAGTCCCTCCGGGATCGTCTTCACGGTCAAGACTTCCGAAATTACAACACGCACCTACCGCATTGATTCCATCCAGCCGAGCGATGATGGCTACGAGATCGAAGCAGTCCACACTCCGATGCTGTCTGATGGCACGCTCCAGCTTTACGCTGAATGGAGCGATGACTCGTACTGGACTGAGCTGTAACCATGGCAAATTTCCCGGCGGTCACGCCTACAGCACTAGATTTCACCGCTCCTGAATTTCCGGTCAAATCCAACACCTCGCTTAGCGGTGTGGTGTCTCGCCGCATTTTTGGCAACCGTGGATCGCGCTCGGTTTTGAGCCTGAGCTTCGACAACGTGACCGATGCTGTTGCCACCGAATTTTTCAACACCTGGAACGAAGCCAAGGGGCAACTAGACAGCCTGACTTTGCCAGCGGCTGTGTTCACCGGAGCTGATGCTTCACTGACTGCATACCTTTCAGATGGAGGCGACCAGCTTGTGTGGCACTTTGCGGAACCGCCCCAAGTGCAGCGAGTAAAGCCTGGTATCAGCAGTATTCGTGTGCGACTTGAGGCAACCCGTGACGCCTAGCTAAGCTGTATGCAGCTCGGATTGATTCGTGGCAGTCCTTACAGGTAAAAACGGCGCTCTCCGCTGGAACGGCGATACCGTCGGTCGGGTGCGGTCTTGGTCGCTGACCGTAAATAAGGACGCGCTCGAAACAACCAATCTTGGCGCTTATGACCGTACTTACGTTGCCGGACTGCGCGGCTCCACCGGCACAGCGGAACTTATGTACGACCCGTCTTCGGGGCAAGCCGTGGCTTTGCTAAACAGTATTTTTAGCAATGAAAGCGAAGCTCAGGATTCTGTGAGTTTTGTGCTTGACACTGCCGGGGGCAAGAACCTTACATTCACAGCATTTGTCACAAGTGTTTCCCCAAGTGTAAGTGTTGCCGATATTCAAGTTTGCTCAGTCTCATTCCAAGTTTCTGGCGCACTGACTGGCGGCTTCTAACCCATGGCTGTTCTCGGCGTTGAAGGGTATGTACGTTTTCGCCGGGAAGCGCCTGCCCCAATAATTGTGCCGGTCTCAGCTTTAAGAGCTGATATTGACACTTTGCAGGTTGAAAGCACAGAATTTTGGAACGGCGACGAAGTTTATGTTGCCACTCCAAGCGGGTTGCCTTTATCGTCGGATACATTGCCCGAAGGCGTAGGCTGCTATTACGGTTCCTACTGGGAACTTGGACCTAACCGCATACACGTAACTGACGAACAAGATGAGTACTACGTAAGCGGTGACGACACCGTGTACTTCTACAATCGCGGTACACCTGTAAATACTGGCACGTATTTTATTTACCGAGATCAGCTTGGCCGCGCAAGCCTATATGCAAGCAAGGCTGCAGCTTTGGCTGGCACAACTAGCGGGCGAATAGATCTGCGACAGCTAGATTTTTCTTACATGCTTATTGCAGCGGCTGGAACAGAGGAGTACAACAACGCACTGACTGAATGTTTGGCAGCTGTCGGTGAATACCGTTTAAGCGATGTTGCTGACGAGGTGACACTTGAAAGCATTTGCGACTTTTTCCCTGATTATTTACAGCCCGTTGCTGGTTCGGCAGAATACGACGATGCTGAATTATCTCCACGGCGCTGGGTCGGCGGATTCCCTTGGATAATTCAAGGCGAATTACGCGAATGGAGTATTGATTTGAACAGTGAGAATATCAATACAACGGCAGTCGGCCAGAAATTTGGTGAGTCCGTAAAAGCTGTGGTCAGTGGCGGCGGCACGTTTGACTTTATCGTTGAACGTCGCATGAACGAAACTCGCTACGACTCGACGGCGCTTATGCAGCTTTTACTGCTAACCGAAAAGGGAGCCAAAGCCGAAGCTGAGTTCTTCATGATTACTGATCGCAGCAGCGCGAACGGCGATTTGGCTCCTGGTGACTTGTACTATAAGTGCGACATTCTAGTGACGAATACAGCGGTCAATACCCGTGCTAGCGACGCCATTGTCGGCACTGCGCAGTTCGTGACAACTGGCCCGATAGAGTTAAAGATGGGTCAGTAAACTGAAAGCAATTCCAAGGGCGCATCGTGGCGGAAATCCTGCTTCCCGGCGAAACGGGATCCATTAATGACCTGAACATCACTCAGGCCGGCTTCCGGGAACAGATCGCCGCCATCGCCGTTGCCGCTCGCCGCTATTCCGGTGGTACTGATCAGGGCGTTAGCACCACGTCGCTATATGTAGATCCCGAGATCGGTACTGACGACTGGGAAGCGGGCGTTGCTGACGGCACGGCTGTACCGCCACTGACCAATCAGCAGATCACCGCCGGCTACTCCAAAAGCGCACCTTTCAAAACCCTGCAGCGTGCGCTGATTGAAGCCGCCCGCCTATCCATCGTTTCAGGCGGCAGTAATGACTTATATGACCGCGTGGTGATTCGTGTGTCGCCAGGCGAGCACATTATTGACAACGCCCCCGCTGGCGCTGAAACCGTTAGCTCTTGGGGCAGCTCTTTCTCGCCCACTGCTGCAAACCTGCGTGCGTTTAATGGCAGCGGCATTGGTGTGATCCTGCCGCGTGGCGTTTCGATTGTTGGTGAGGATCTGCGGAAGTCAGTTATCCGCCCGAGCACTGTTCCAGCAGCCAATCTCAATCCTTCCACTGCTCGTGGCGCCATTTTCAAGGCCACTGGTGGTAGTTTCTTCTTTAATTTCACTTTCAAGGATGCCACTGGCATTACCACTTCGCACCACTTGTTGTCGGCATTTGAATTTTGCGGTGAAGCTGAACTTAACGCCTTCTACGCCAAAGTTGCCACTGCTTTCGACCTAAATCCTGCCGATGCAGAAATCATCAATCCTGGCGAAACACAGATTACCACTGTTTATCCCGACGGCAGCGCTGTTCCCGAAGTTGACTCCACTCGCGGCAGTTCGCCATATGTGTTCAACTGCTCGCTACGTTCCGATTACGGAATGTGTGGCATGTTCCTTGATGGCGACAAGGTAACAGGCTTTAAGAGCATGGTGGTGGCGCAATTCACCAATGTGTCCCTGCAAAAGGATATGAATGCGTGGGAAATTTATAGCTCTGGTAGCTGGAGCGTCCCAGCAAATTATGCCGCCTACATTGCATCAGACATTAACGATGTGCGTTATCGCATCGGCGGCGATATCAATCACGAGACCGGATGTTATCAAGTTGATTATCGCAGCTTCGGCTTCAAATGTATCAACAATTCAATCTTGCAGGAGGTTAGCTGTTTCGTAATTGGCGATGCGGTTCACCATTGGACTGCAAGCGGTGGTGAATGCACCATCACCAATTCCAACTCAAACTTTGGCCTTACAGCACTGCTGTCTTCTGGCTTCCGTGGTATCGGCACTGATGGCGGCGCCTTCGATCAAGACAGCGGCTTTTTGGCAAAAGCCATCCGGCGTGCGCTTAAAGTGCGCACCGATGGCAGCAACATTCGCCAAATCACGATTGGCACTGTTCAAAGTTACAACAGCGGCACTGGTGTACTGACACTTGAAGCCGCTTTCGACCCGAGCATCACTTTTGGTCGATACGGCTATAGCCTCAAAGAAGACGACTATTTGTGGATCGAAAACCGCAGCCGTGACACAGGTCCGGGCTATGTTCCAGGCGATAAAGACGCTTCTAGCGCTATTGACGTAAGGGCAAAGCTTGCCGCGACACCTTGGGATGAAGGATCGCCAACGCTCATCAGCGTCAACCCCAGTGGTGATCTAGCGATCAATAACATCACAACGATGGATCCAGCGGTGCTAGTAGGCAACCGCGTTTACATCCGCCGTCTTGTGGACACACGCACTCCAGAGGAGCGCAAGTATTCAGTCATTGTCGAAAACAGCAACCCCACTGCTACCCGCCGACCAGTGGGTAATTTTGTCGCCCGTCTCGGAAGCCGCACTGGCACTAGCACTCAACTTGACCCCACAAACGGATCCGGCGAACTGTTCCTCATTTCTGAATCGACAGTTGACAATACCGGCACTGGCGTGTCCGGCAGTCGGTACAACTTAGTGCTACGTCCCGGCGATTCAGCTAGCACGTTTACGCCTGATCAGTATTACCGCGTCGGCACGCCCGCTTTTAGCTCGAATCGAGTTTATCGCTCCAAGCGGAACGAAGCTTTTACTACATTCTCGACAGATGAGTGGGAGCCTACATTGCCAATGCTCACCAACGAGCGCGGCATTGAAGCTCTTCGCATTGCAATCGGTCCTGAACTGTTGATTGACAAGGATCTATCAAATGATCCGGCAAGCACGAATCTTGGCGTCAATCAAGAAACAGACGCTGACATTTTGGCTCAAGTGCGTAGCGCCACAGATTATCGCGGCATTGGCGATTTCATGCAGGCTATCGGTTATAGCAGCAGCAACGTCAATTCAATCCTGACACTGCAAGACAGTGCAACAGTTAGGGACTGGGAC